ATTCACACACGGCCAGATGCGGTCATCCCAATACGGCACAACCTTCCACCAAGACGGCACATCAACTCTGGCACGAGTCACGAGAATCACTTCTTGCGGTTTCACTGTCAAGCTTTCAATCGATGCAATGAATGCTTCACCGAACCGATCCCAATAGTTCTGCTCGAACGGTGAGATGATCGCTACCGGCGCCGATACCACGACAACGGAGCCTTCCCTTCACGGATCCACGGAATCCACGAATCATCCATCTCTACTTCAAACAACTGTTCGCCGCGTATCGAACGACCGATCCGATAGTTCTCTGCCATGAATCCTTCAGGGTCATCGACCATGAGTTCTTGGTGAGAGAACGAACGCATCTTGTTCGCAGCCCATTCAGGTCCACCCATCCACGACACATGCCAACCCGATTGCAGGTTCGGTAGCCGTTCACGGTTTGAGCGGATGTGTTGCGCACCACCAGCGCGTTGACCATATGGTCCTGCAACCATCGTGTGTTCATCAGTGAGACGCCAATAGGCGGACATGACAAGACGCTTCATGATGTAGCCACGCCAACCTTCTTTTAATATCTCGATGTCGGCTGGGTTCCAAATCTCGTCACAGTCCGCGACCGTCACGATGTCTTGCGCTTCTGGTGCGAACTGTTGCAACGCAACGAACAGATGGTTGCGTTGTGCATGTTCCGCCGCCCAGCCAAGCTCATGCAAGTTCGGTTCGAATGTTTCGTAGTGGATCTTGTCGCGCCACTTGTACAGCCGGTCAAGGTCAATGCCATGCGGTTTGGGTTTGCCCATAAAGGTTGTGGATGATTCAACGATGATGACTTTGTCTACGACATCGCCGATCTCCGAGAGTCGACATTCAAGCATGTCGTATTCTTGGTTGAACAAGATGCAGTCAAAGACTCTCATCGGTGTGTCTTGCCGACCAGCAGTATGCGGTTGTCGTTCATCACTATTTTTGTGTCGATTGAACAATGTTTTTCAAACTCTGTTTGCAAAGTGTTGATGTCAGGTATGTGCCAAGTTGTGTCGGCAGGAATGTACTCGACAACTATCAGCCAGTCACATCTTGTTGATGCTTCTCGGATTACTTCTTGCCAGTTTTCTTGCATCACCAAAGTGTGTGACATGACCGCGCAATCGTATTCACCTGACTTCGCTGCGGTCAGACCGTCACCGACACGGAAGTCGATGTCAGCGTATGACGCTTTTGCTTTGCGTATCGCCGTAGGTGAGATGTCATAGGCGACAATCTTGCGACCACGCAATGCCATCAGATGTGTTTGTGTACCTTTACCGCAACCGATGTCAAGAATCGTATTGAACGAGAACGCACCCATCACAGTTGAAAGAAGCCGATATGACAGCGGTCGCATATCGGATTGGTACCAGGCGTCAAACTCTTGAACATCTTCGGCTTGATACATCTCATCAAGTTTGAAACCGTCTTGCAAATAGTCGTGATACTTAGCCATCAGTCCCAACTGAGATCTAGTCGGCGTTGCAGATCCCACTGACCTGCGTCAAGTCTTGCGTTGCGAAGTTTGAACAACTCCAGATTCGATGCGAAGGTTTGTGCGTTCTTACCTTGGAATGAGACATCGGACAGAAGTGTTGACGAGTTGTCATGCACGATGATGTCTTGAGATTTGCGAATCGTTTTGCCGAGACGCACAGCGCGACGCTCATAGTCATTGTCTTCAAAGTACGCGGGATGGAATGCTTCGCAGAACAGGCCGACATCTTTGACTACATCGGAGCCGATCCATGCGCAAGCCCACTCTGGTGAACCTGTGAGATGAATCTCGTTTGGATAGCACGACTCCCAGAACTGTTCAAGTTTGTCTGGCATGAACCAGGCGTCTGAGTTCATGAGAATCCAACCAGATGCGAACGGTGTCATCTTGATGCCAAGATTCCACGAAGTCGCAACACCCAGATTGCTTGGCATGTCCAAGATGTATGTCTTGCCGTGCCGACTGTGGCGTGGCATGATCAAACAATCTTCTTCGATTTTGCCTCCGTTGTCGATGACGATAATCTTGTCGACTGGGAAGTCAAGCGAATCTATGCAGCGTTCAAGTAGGTCGTATCGGTTGAGAACAGGTATGACTATGACCGGCACCATGTAGACAACTCCTTCATCGCAGGCTTCCAATACTGCTCAAATACAGCGTCGGCTCCGTACCCTAGGGCATGGGCGATAGCGTCCTGAGAACGGCTCCTAGGCGCGTTATAGGCCGACTTGAGGGCATTGACGATGTCAGGCACAGACGGTGTGAAGAACCATGACTTCTGTGCCGCATCCCACCACGGCTGACCCTCAACCGTCCAACCGTCACCGACCAGCTCAGGTTGCGCAGTGAAGTTACTGACGATCACTCGACACCCGCACGCCTGCGCTTCGATCACCGGAATGCCGAACCCTTCGCCCATACTGCAAGCAAGAAGAACATCGGACGCCGTGTACATCGCAGCCATCACATTCTGTGGCATACCATGCCGATACGCATACTGGTCAACGACCTTGTACTTGTCTGCCGATATACCGACCGCATCCATCAATGTCGGCAAACTGATACCAGACATCGCACCATCAGGTTCCGTGTACAAATACAGCACCGCATCAGGATGATCTTTAGCAAAGATTGAGAACGCAAGAATGTTCTCAGCCCACGCCTTACGAGCAGGCTGATTGCCTTTGTTCGTCGCAACCATTGACACAACGAATCTGTCTTCTTCCCAACCCATGAACTCTCGACCAGTCATCTTCTCACCGCTTTGCAAAGCAACCGACTCGGTTGGTTGAAACACAGATTCGATTGCGTGAGGAACATACAGATGCTCAACTCCTGCAACATTTAACATTCGTGAACCAAACTTCGACATCGCGATCGGTCTCACATTTGGACGCGCACACCATTGCAACACATCTGGCGGTGTTGGCTGATGATCAATCGGAACCCACGACGCAATGTTCTTCCAATCTTTCAACGACTCAGATTTCAACACCCACACATCAAACAAGGTCATCATCAAAGTCGGTGTTGACAGATCTTGACTTGCCCATTCGGTTGTGTGCGCAACAAGTACATCGTCGCTGTATGCGGCGAGTCCTTGTGGGTAGACCTTGAATCCGTTCCATGTTGATGACGAACCCGCAAGTCCGTACATTGCGTGGATTGCTATTTGGTGATTTTCTTTCGCGAGCCTTTGGATGACTTGCGCGGTTTGCTGACCGTATCCGGTTGCTGCCCAAGGTGCGTTGCTATACCAGAGGATTCTGAGTCTGTCGGGATTGGCTGGTCGGACACTTCCAAGTAGTGCGCCGCGCCCGCTCGGACTAATCGTTCCGCCAACGCTCCTGGCATCTCGACTGGTATGCCTTTGACGATTACTGTTTGCCACATGATCCTCCTAAGAATAGTGCGGGAATAGGTAAAGCCTCGGCAAGTCCTGCACGACCTTACCGAGGCTTAATCCTAGTCACAGCCCTCGCGGACTGTCATGTCTGTTATCGGTTGCTCTAATTAAGCAGCGTTACCAACAAAGTGTTTGATATGGCTGACTTGTGGTAATGACCCGTCAATGCGCATGGTGGCCCTAAAAGTCACTAAGCCCGCATTGAATGCGTAGTCATCGCTTCGATCCAACTTGATGCCGCCGACTTGACGAACGAAGTACGAAGGAAGGTGTCCGAAGATTACCGACTTCGCGCTTGTTGCCGTGTCTGCCATTGCTGGGTTCTCGAATACTGGGTATCCAAGAAGCAAGTCATTTGCATCAGCGTTGAGTGCTGGTGAGAACACATAGTTGCCTGCTGTGTCCTTCAACGAGCGCATCTTCGCGATTGAAGACGAGTTCATCTGGAAGCCTGATCCAGCCAAACGACGACCTGCTGTGTTTACCGAGTAAACAAGGCTGATCAAGTTGTCTGCTGTGAAAGCACCAGTCACACCCGTTCCGCCGGTCACGCCTGCAGCTGATGCTACGACGATGCCCTTTGGTTCGTTTGTGCCTGTACCAGTTGTCAACGCTGCGTTAACTCGGAAGCCAAGTTCGTTGCCGACCTGATCTGCCAAGAATGACAAGATGTCAACACCGCTGTCTTCGATCAACTCTGTTGAGAGTTGTACGAGGAACGAGTACTTGTATGCACCCAATGTGATGAACGAGTTGAAGATTGGATCCGACTCGCTGATTGCTGTACCTTCGCCAACGATTGCAGCAGTTGAATACTGAGCAAGTGATGGAATCTGAAGGTTCTCGCCTGATGCTGTGTTCAAGACCGTTGAAGTCTGGAGCATTGGACCGACATGACGAGCAAGCATGATCACTTGGTCGTAGAACGATGTTGGTACTGGTGCGCCAGTTGCTGTCTTTACGACATCACGCTTCTCGAACGAATACGAACGAAGTTCGCCTTTTGCCATCGAGCGGATAACTTCTGCATCGGTGCGAACACTGCGTGGAGCGTCAGCGACAGGACGAACCTGGTCTGCGAACTCGCGTGTTGCTGCATCCAAACGAAGTTCACGGGCCTCATCGGCACGGAGCTTCTCGATTGTTGCTTGACGATCCTCAAGTTCTTTGCTGATCTTCTCGTATGTCTGTGTTTCTTCTGCTGACAAGTCACGCTTCTCAGCGGTTGCAACATCAAGAATCTTCTTTGCGGCTTCCCACGCTGTTGCGCGTTGTGCCATTTGTTGTTCAATAAATTGTTTCATGATTTCTCCATGAGTAGTAGTTGATTGGTGATGCGCAGGAAATTGTATTCCGATGGCGCGGGACGCTGACCAATCTCTAGTCGTAGCGGGACGCTTACCGACAGAATGAACTATAGACGAGAAACTAGAACTTTTTCAACAGTTCAAGTTTTTTCGCCAACAAGTTCACACTATGAGGAACTTGGGCTGGTTCGGCACGAAGTTTACCGACCGCACTCGACAACAGTTCAGCCGACTCATCCGACAAAGTGTTCCCAGATTCAAGCATCGTGATTGCCTCAGCGAGCTTGTCTGCGTCAACACCTGTGCGCTCGGCAAGGATGTCAAGAGAACGAACAGTTGCCGAAGTTGCTTTGTAGGCAGGGAAGCCTGTCACGACCGACACTTCATGCAAACGGACTTGGCGTAGTTCGCGGGTCATGCCATCATCTGACCATTTGTCTCCACCTGAAGGAACCGAGAACCCGAACGACATCGAGTCAACATCGCCGCGTTGCATCAGAACGCTCAGATCACGGCCGACAGTTGTGTCTGGCAGATCGGCGTTCACCAACAATCCTCGTGAATCTTCTTCAAGTCGCAAAGTCCTTGACCGTGTCGAAGCGAGAAGCATCGACGAGTCATGGTTCATGTACATCTTGATTGTGTTGCGACCTTTCAACGATTTGCGGAATGCACCTGGTGCGATTCGCTCGATGAACGGCAACGGTTCAGAATCAGAATTGAAGACTGCTGCATATCCTGAGAATGACATTCCGTCACCTGTTGGACCTGCGCGAAGTTCAAACTCGTTGACATGAATGCGGCGTGTCTCAACCTTGTTGTCTTCCATGCCTGGAATGTTAGCAAAGTATTCAGTCTTGGCGCGATGGAACGAGAACAATCCTCGTTCGTCTTTGATTTGGTTTGCTTTGCGTTCGAACCAGTCTCGTGCCGGTTGCGGGTTGAGCGGGTTGATTCCCCACAGATAATGTGCGACCGCACCCGCACCAGGGAACTCGTCGTTCGTCGAATCCGAGTTCTTTGGTGCGTCTAGATCGACTGCGTGTCGTTGCGCCCATGCGTTTGAGCGGATGACTTTGTCTTCGGTGATGTCGCCTCGCGCCATGTCTCGTGCTTCACGAACGGTTCGATCGACCAGCCCTTCACCCGCGAGACCCTGACCGTAGTAGTCCAATCCTTTTCTTGCTGCGGTGCGAATGTAGACAGGTATCTCAAGAGATACCTGCCGAACTGATTCTTCTTCTTCTTCTTCCATTTCTTCTTCATGTGGTTGCCATGCGTTGCAATAGAATCCGCCGTCAACATAATCATCCCACTTCGTACAATACGCTTTCAGATTGTCACCTTCGCCTTGCACATTGTCTTCGTCGTAGAACGCACAGTTCCCGCAAGCACGACCTTCAGGAACATCAGGTGAGAGTGCTGGACGATAGTTGTCTGGCAACGCACGGTCAGCCGCCGAATGTTTCGGATGATCAACATGCAACAGATCGTTGTCGGTGATGTACTTCGGATTCTGCGGACGACCAGTGCGACTCAAGTATAAGAACGCATTCACACGCGCCATTGACCAAGCCGCTCGACTAACACCAGGACGATGCGATGTCGAGTACGCACCAGATCCGCGACGATACACAGACTTCAATACACCGAGCGTGACACGAGTCCACACAGGCCGATCACCTTCAGTCATCTTCTCGTTGTGATCGGTGACTTTATTCTTCAACGCAGTTTCAGTTGTCTCATTGATTTCAATCCCACCTTGTTTACCTGCAGCCGAACCAGCAGGGTTCTTGTCGCTGCCTGTGATCTGATCCTTCGGTGGTGCAGGTGCGCGTTCACCACCAGGTTCCATGTCCTCGGCAACAGACACCGCAACCATCTGATCGATCGCATCTTGTTTCGTTGCGTGACAACCGATAACTTCGCCGTCTTCTTTGATGGTTGCCCAACCAGAACAATCTGGTGACTTGTCGGTAATGAAGTAAGGCATTATGGCGTGATGAGTGTGAACGCTACTGAGTGACCTGTTTTGGTTGATACTGCGAACATCTGTTGACCTGCATACACGACGAAGTCCTCTGATTCGTTTTTCGGTAACGCATGTCCAGCGTTCACCGCGACCGTTACACCACCAAGAAAGATTTTGTCCGTGTTGTCAAGATTGCTGATATGTAAAGTACCTGGATTCACTCCGCAAGTTGTGATGAGTGTTGCGGCTGTGCCGACTGCGATAGATCCATTTGTGATTGGCATGATTGTTACCTCAGAGCATCAATAGTAGTTCAGCATCATCGTCCAAGATACTGAATGTGATCGTGCTTGTTGCTTGTGCTTGCATTCCGTTCAACGATGTTGAGACAACCGCGTAGCGTCGCTTCGGTTCGATGACAGGTATCTCGACTGGTCGTAGCGGTTCGATCTTCTTGCGTGGTGTCGTTGAATAAACTCTGCGACCACCTGATGGTTTAGTTTCCGGCTCAGGTTCTGGCGGTGTGTCGGTTGCGTCAGCGGTTGCGACCAGACCGCCGAGATTCGCTGTTGCCACAGCATCCTGCTCGACTGCCGTGACAGCCGAAGCGACAAGACCGCCAAGATTCGCTGACGCTGTCGCAGGCAACACAACTGTCGCAGTTGCCGAAGCGACAAGTCCGCCGAGTTGTGTTTCGGCTGTCGCTTCGGTTGTGACGATGACTTGTGCAACTTCGGCGACAAGTTCACCGAGTTCGGCTGATGCGGTGACAAAGTGTGCGATGGTCGCTGTCGCTGTTGCCGATAGTGCGCCGAGTGTCGCTGTGCCGGTTGCAGTTGTTAGAAACTCTGCGCCGTCAAGAAGACCGTTGCCGTCAAGAACAGATGTGTCAAGAATGAACGGTGGACTGAATCCATCCAACCCGTATGTGGCGTCGTTCAGTTCGCTCGTGTCGAGCAGGAATCTTTTCACCGCCATCGCGGGCAACTAACTTGCGACTGTTAGTGATGCAGACAGGTTGCCAGATGAGATCGTGTAGGTGTCACCAGCTGTGTATGCGTTGCCTGTGATCGTGCCAGAGAACAAGAAGTTACCTGCCGAGATGTTGTCCCAAGCGGTGAAGTGTGTTGCGTCTTGCGAACCTGCGATGTTCGTCCACGAGATATCTGCATCCGATGCGATAGCACCAGTCGAAGCGGCACCGAACGAAACAGATTTGCGTGTCGTCTCAGTCGCAGCGTTTGATGTTCCTGCCGCGCCTGGATCGCCGACATGAAGTTTGATATAAACCTGAGTGACCGCGTAAGAAGTGTTGTTACCAAGCGCGTCAAGGAACGAGTTGCAAAGATAAGCCGATAGTCCTGTTGCCATTACTCTTCAACCCTTTCGGTGATTGTCAAGATACGGCCATCAGCGTCACGCTCAACCGTGCGAACAGTCGGACGATTCTCAGGCACATTCACACGCACCACAGTCTCAGGCACATTGATCACAGGCGCAGCAACATTCACATTCGCTGGTGGAACATTCACAACAACTTCTGGCATCGTCACATTCACATCACGCTGATTCACATCGTAGGTTGGTGCAGGTTCGGCGACTGCCTGCAACAACACAGGTGCGACACCTGTGTGTGCGATCGGATCGACATCAAGTGCTTTCAATACTGCGGCAGGTTCAAAACCTGCATTGATGAGGCGTTGAGCCATCAATGTTTTGCGGTCCAATTCGGTGAGTCCTGCTGCACCCAAGTCGACATTCGCTAGTGGCACACGGTAAGTGTCACCGCCATCGGCAGGACGAAGATCTTCGAAGCGTCGCACATCGTTGATTGACAACCAGCCCGCTTGCAGACCTGAAGAATATCCTGCGACACGCGAACCGAAGTCGCCGCGCATCAAACCGTCCAAGTTGAACTTCATGAACGCACCATTGGTGAGAAGTTTGTTTGAGTAGCCGTCTTCAATCTTCGTGACATACGGTCGGAGTGTGTGCATCACGAAGTGAATGCCGTTCATTTCAACTGATGCGTAGGCTTGCGCACCTGACTGGATCACACCAGCCATCGATGGCGGTACACGGAACGCACGAAGAATCTCTTCAACTGCGAACTGTCGTGATTGTAGGAACTGTGAATCGTCTGGTGCGACCGAAGTTGTCGTGTACTTCGCACCACCGAACAGAATGCCTGGACGGTGTGAGCGACGCAAACCTCTGTGACCTTCTTCGAATCCGTCAACCAAAGACTTCGCTTGTTCGCGGGTCAAGTTGCCTGGGAACTCGATGATGCCAGAAGTGTGCGAACCCTGACCGAAGAATCTCGCAGCGAACTCTTCAAGTGCTTTTGACAGTCCTAGGTTTTCTTTGACAAGTTCGATGCGTGAACGGCCACGAAGATCGCCTGGCAAACGCAACTCGGACAGATGAATCATGTCCTCATGCTCGATCACATCACGGTTGTCAAACACATAGATGATTCGGCGCGACTCATCGCGTTTCACTTCAACTTTCAACGGATTCAACACAGCCAAACCAGCAACACCTTGATTGTCGCGAATGATGCGTGTGAACGAGTTACCGTTCAACAGCATTGAGACAAGCACCTGCTGGAAGTGGTCGGTGCGTGACACACCAACTTCAGGCATGTCCAACCACTCAGGTCGTGGACGATACGGACGGCGATCACCATCGACACGAATGAAAGTATCGACTGGCAGAGTTGAGATAGAGTCGGCGATAAGTCGGACACACGCATACACGGTTCCGATCTTCAACGAATCTTCTTGCGTGACTACCGTGCCAGAGTTCGTCGTGAATTGGAATGCGTCACCTGCCGCGAACAGCGACTGATAAGAGACGGCTCGTTCTTCGCCTCTTGGTTCAAACAGTCTCGACAACATCAGTTTCTAGCCACTTTCTTTGACCGTTCCCATGCCAAGGTGAATGCAAGCATCGAAAGTCCTACAAAGATTAGCCCAAGTGGAACCGCAATGTAAAATATGCCGAGCGCAATCAAGAACACTGCGACCATCTCAAGAATAACAATCATCATCTCATCACTCCTAAACTACGAAGAACCCAGGTTGCTGAACACTTTCGGCTCTTCTCGTTGCACGATCAACAGCCATCGCCAATGCTATCGCAGCATCAATCTTCCGTTTCGACTTACCCTTCGACAAACGCCAACCCATATCGGTAGACCGTTGCGCAGCCGACAACACCTGATCAGCGAACACAGGATTACCATCATGCGCAATCTTCTGATTCACAATCATCTCATACAAAGTCCCACACGCAGGCACCATACGCGCAGTCGACTGCGAGAACTCAACCATCGTGAACCCTTCATCGCTCATCGCTTCCGCTGATCGTTGAAAGAACGCCGGGTCATAAGCGAACTCTTGCACCGTGAACTCGCGACCAAGTTCACGAATGTGTTGCTCAACTGCTGCCACATCCATCACACCGCCATCAGGATGCCAGATCTTGGCTCGAACAACAATCCGACCAGACTCTTGTGGCTGCGCGACAACGACAGCGATCGAGTCATGCTTCAATGCCATATCAATGCCGACGAACACAGGTATGTTCGGATCAAGTTCATCGTCACTACGACACAACTCCCAGGCTCCTTTCGGCAGCCACGACTCGCCATCTGTGCGAACCCACTGGTTCAGACGGTAGCGACGGTACGCAACCTCAGCAGTTTGCATCATTGAGATCTCCATGTCCTCGATGTCAAGAAGTCCTTCAGCCAAGTTCGGGTTCGCAACATTCCAAGCACCACGATCAGACACCTCACAATCCGCTGGTGCTTCCCACCACCAAAACCCGAACCGCTCATCAACCTGATCACCAGAGATGACCCGCTTGCCATAGTTGTACAAAGAACCACAGATCGTATCCAAATCAAACCCAGCCGTACTGATCGCAACAATGTTCGGATCTTTACGCGCACCAGAACCAAGCGTCAACGCATCCCACAACTCAGAGTTCGGCTGCACATGCAACTCATCAAACACAACCGTCGAAGGATTCAAACCCTGTTGCAACTTCGCATCGCTCGACAGCACACGGTAGATCGCACCAGTCGAAGGCACCTCAACAACATCGCGATACACCTTGCACACACCCGACAACGCAGGCGACTGAGTGATCTGCCACTTCGCCTCATTG